TGAACACCGAAGAAGTTTTGAATATATGTCAGATCACCAGGAATAACCTTCGCACCCTCTTTGAAGAAATGGTTACCCATTTCTTCTACTTGATTCTGAAGAATTGACTGAAGACCAGTCAGTTCTCTAGACTGAACCGGGAAACCCGGCTTAAACAAAATCTTATAATAGTTTGATGATGGGTCAAAGTCGTCAAAATAAGGAGCGACATTGAGATTAGTTTCCTGTGGCATATCTCTTTAGAATTGCAAGATAACTTTAACGTCTTCTTTCTGTGAAGATGATCTGGTAACAGAAGGTCTGTTATCAACATAAATGATGTCGCCAGAGTATTTTTGAGACTCTGGATTGGAAACTCCTTTCGTGAATTCCTGACCCAAGAAGTATGTACGACTATTTATTGTAGTAGATACACCTGAAAACGACTCATCAATCAGTAGAGTATTACCAGAGGTTGGATTAATCTGGAGACTACCTCCAGATGATGGTAAGGCAGTAAATCTGATTTGCTCAAAACCAAAGTCGGGATTTGGGTTTTGAGTACCATCCGTGTTAAAACCGGCTGTTCTTCTATCTTGCCAATACTTCAAAACACCGGTTTGTTGGTCGTAAGAAACAACTTTACCGATGGCCGTAGAACCCAAACCAACAGTTTGAGTGAAAGAAGTGTCTGCAGTAAAGACAGCTTCACTAAATCCGGTGCCAACAAGCTTCAAAGCATAAACAGCACTGGCTTTATCGGTGGTCAGATTGATCGTTGAATTGAAATTTTTGGGATTTTTGACAATTCCGACCTGTGCAAACTGATTTCCGGTGATAAAATCGGGATTTTGAGTGTCATTTTCAAATCTTGCATAAGAAAGCACGTTATTTGCACCCAATTCACGGTAAATATCGGCTCCATGACCTCCAGGAGGAGGAATAATGACGTTAAATACTGGATCTACCGTACCAGTAGGAACTCCACCCTCCAATAAATCCAAAGTTCCGAAGGAATATCCGTTTCCGCCGTTAGAAACGGTCACAGATTCGATTTTTGAGTCATTATTTACGACAACAGTGGCCTCTGCACCCCTTCCATCACCTCTAATTGGCACTCTGGTGTAGGTAATATTAGCTGTTCCAATACCAACACCACGATTTCTGATGGTTACAATCTTAATTTGACCACTTTTACCGGCATTTTCTCTTACAGAAGTGTAAGAAGAGTTAGTTTCCCAGTCTGTAGGGACTGGAATAAAGTTTGTAGAGTCAAATTTAATAATCTGATTGGGTTTAATCGTGTAAAGATACTTCCAAATATAACCATCACCACTACTTCCAGCCTCTCTGGGCTCCAAATCAGTGAAATTTGGTTCATCCAAAGAAGGACCGCCTCTAAAACTATTCTCTGGATTGGCGTTATTGGAGAGACAGATATAAACTTTAAACTCACTATTCATTACATAGAAGTTAGAATCGTAAATATCCAGTGCTCCAGATGGTTGCGATGGATTATTTCTATCGATATCGTTTCTCCACATGTCATATGTGGTACCTGACTGCCAGGTAATCTTCTTTACAACCTGACTTACATCACCAGAGTTGATCTTTTTAAGGGCCAACATGGTATCCCAATAATAATTGGAATCATCCAAACAATCTTTAGGAGCAGGAGGATTGGCATTCCAATCACTCTGGAACTCAGGAGCATCTGGAAGACCAATCCATGCGTAATATGAATTGTTAGAATTCTGTACGGAATCTACAAAATTCTTTGCATTCAAGATACGAAGTTGATCAGTAATTATCGCAGCCATGTTTAGAGGACTTTTTTCTTATTTAGACGGTATTTTAGACTGTAAACAGGTTAGGATAAACAACAATCGTTCCACCCATTCCAGCGTGACTGGTGCATTGGTAATACAGTGAGTTTGGAGCATTATATGGAACATCAAATCTCAGTGTACCATTCGATACAGCGTTATTTGTGACACCTGTAGAGAATGCAGAACCACCATTAGATGAGCGAATCTCAAATGGATGGGCACCCATATTGTTTACAAATTCATATGATTGACCTCTTGCAAGGTAGATAACAGGATCAGCAGTTGCATTCAGTCCACCTGGACCAGTAAATTGGTAATGACTACTACCAACTGCACCCAAGGTCCACTTACCCGAAGTAATGTCGGATGCATCACCAAAGTATGTTGCACCTGTGACAACTCCAACCGTTGATACACCAGCAACAATCAAATTATCTGTAATACTTACACCAGAAGTAGTGGTTTCAAGTCTCTTTACATTATCGTGATAGAGTTCTACTGCTCCACCACCAATTACTTTAAGTCCAACCTGATTGAAATCAACAGTAATGTTTATATCATTTTTTGAAAGTAACTCTATATTTTTATTAGTAGCCAAACTTTGTATTTGAAAATCACCAACTTGACTAACGATAGAAGAATTACCAGTGGGCGATACCGGCCGACCTATCGATAAAAAACTTCCAAATTTTGCATCAACACCAGCATCAACTTTTAAATCATCTTTGAATGTAGATACACCAACTACATTTAAAGTATTTGTACTGACATTTGCAGTAGATCCACCCCCTGCTGAAGATGTAATAGTGGTGATACCAGCAGTGGTCTCCACCGTAATATTACTACCAGCAGAAATCAGTGTAGTAATACCAGTTACACCTGACGCGTCTGCACCTGTCAAAGTCGTTACAACACCGGTCAGATTATTACCAGAACCGCTGAATGAGGTTGCAGTAACAATACCGCTTACATTGACTGTATTAGCATTGATATTTGCAGTATTAGCAATACCTGTATACGCAATCGTAGAAATTCCAGCATTTGTTGTTACTGAAATGTTACTACCGGCTTGAATCAGAGTGGTGATTCCTGTAAGACCAGATCCATCAGCACCATTGAGATTCAATGCTGTTAAAACACCAGTCAGTGAGGCACCAGAACCGTTGAAACTAGTTGCGGTGACAATACCACTTACGTTAACCGTATTGGCATTAATATTAGAAGTATTAGCAGCACCAATATACGAGATGGTAGAGATACCAGCATTCGTAGTTACCGAAATATCGTTACCACCCTGAATCAAAGTGGTGATACCCGTCACACCTGAAGCGTCACCCGTATTGGTGACAACACCTACAGCCAGAGTAGATCCATTACCAAGGAGATTGTATAACTCAGTAAAATTGCTATTAATTTTTATACCACCGGCCAGGAGGGTATCACCAGTGTTATCATTTGGTGCAGAGCCGGTTACAATGCCTTGGAATGCCATCTATAGGGGTCCTTTTCTATGTTTTATTTATTTTAATTGGTGTAACCATTAAACTTCAGTGGTCTCAGTCTTTGTACAAGAACTGAGGTTGAAAGTCCAGAGTAGGGGTTGGGTGTAAATTCAAGAGCATTAATAGAAGATCTATTAAGAAATTCTACCTTACCCCAAGAATATTCACCCCAGAAATATTCATTATTAATTGTGGTAGTGGTTCCAATACCAACAGCAGTAACTTCAACTCTTCTGATTGAGGTGGTGCCAATACCAACAGATGACAGATCTTTTGTTACGTTGTATGCCTTGGAGACTTCATACACACCATCCATGGTTGTGGTGGATATTGTGTTTGAATTGTTGACAACAAAGATGTCACCAATATTCAACTGACTCATAGTGATTGCTGCTCCAGGACCCATTACAGATTCTTTTCTGAGATCAGATGATTCTGGGATGTAGAGTTCTAAAGTACCAACTCCACCAGCAGATTGTGCATAACCAACAATCTGACCTTGATCACCCTTGTAAGTGGAGACTCCGATTGTTTCACTTCTAAGTGTTGGAACCTCGATCAAAACAGAAGGTGGATTAATATTCGTGTATCCACTTCCGGGATTAGTGATTAAAATTGAAGAAACACCATCTCCAGTTACACTTGCAATACCTGTTGCTCTGACACCATTGATATCATCAGGTAGTGAGAAGGATACTGTAGGAATGAAGGTTGAATAACCAGATCCAACATTTGTAATTGTAACTGAAGTAACGGTTGTTCCAATACCTACAGTTGCAACACCAATGGCTGATGTAAATTCTCTTTGATCAATCAGTGTAATACGATCTTGATAGTCAAGAAGGTTGGTCTCATTTCTACCACCAAATAGTGGCCTTGAGGTGTCTGTATATGCATAGGTGCTTGTGATACCAACATAACTTGTAAGATATGCTGCAGGGAAGATGGATGGTTCTTGATCTTCTCTATCCTTAGTGATAAATTGACCATTAACGATAATATCATCAAGCTGTTTACACCAGGTGACTGGTCTAACCAAAGTTTGATTAGTTGTAATACCAGGTCCATCATATGCAAAAGTTCTGACTGTATTCAAGGTAGTAATACCTGTTACGGTTCTAGACTCTTGGAATAATCCGAATCCTTGACCCTCACCAGAATTGTTCTTAAGTTGTACGGTATCACCGATTTTAATTGTCTCAACAATATCCCTCAATACTACATCAACCTCTGGTGTTCCCTTATAGAAAATAATCTTAGATCTGTCACCCTTCTTAGGTGCCTCAGTAAATTCGATCACCGCACCACCATTAAACTTATATGACTGATTAGGAACCTGAAGGATATCATTGATTGTTACAATCAAACACTGTGCGATGTTGATGTTTGATCCTTCAGCAACTTCAATAGAGAACTGTTTGTCTGATATGGTGAGATCAAACGATTTTTTAAATCCATCAAATTGTGGACCAAGATCATCAAATACATCAAGTTCCCCAATCGTAAATCCATTAAAGCTGTCACGGAAGACATCTTCGATGGTGAGTTGGAATTCATCATAAGTGGCGGTAGTTTGAATACCAGTTGTTCCACCAATAGCAGGTCTGACAATCTCACCCTCTTTGTATCCAAATCCCTTATTAACAATATCAAAGGAAATAACACTTGACCCCTGACCAACAGTTACATCAACTTTTGCTCCAGTTCCTGTTCCAACAACACCATCAGAATAAACCAAAGGAATATTCTGATATGGAAGTGGTGCATCAATAATGACAAGAGGTGGATGTAAATCATCAAGATTTGCGCCAATGAAGCTTGTGGTGATTGCTACAATACTTCCATTTTCAACGGTGGCTGTTCCGATATTAACAACAGTGGTAATTCCTGTTGCGGATACTGCATATCCAACATTCACTGTTTGAACACCGACTCTGTAACCAGAACCAGGATTGTTGATAACTGTGGATAAGATTGTTCCAGCAGCAGAAACATTAACAGTTGCACCAGCCGAGACTAATGGCTGATATCCAAATCCAGGAGTGGAGGCTACAGATACGATGATACCACCTCTGGGAATAGTTGCCTTATTGGGATCGTCACCAGATGAGACACTATCACCAAGATAGGTAATACTTGATACACCGGCTATTTCTGTGATATTAAAATCACCAGAATTTTTTTGACCACCCTGTGGCTCTTGAAGAATATTTGAATTCAGAACAATTGCATTGCTCGTGGAGAACCCTGTAATGTTAGTTCCATTCTGGGTTAACCTATAAGTTTTCTTTTGACCATTAAACTCTGATTGAATATTGTCAAATGTGAGATTTGTTGCATAAGTATCTTCAGATCCATCAACAATTCCACTTCTCATGAATGTTCTTCCTTGGAAAGTGGAGAATGTTGTAATTCCTGAGTAGTCAAGGTTATTTGGACCGTCAGTGGTGGTGCCGATAGGAATTGCACCAAATGGAGCTTCTACAAAGTTAATAGTATTATCAACAATATTGTAGTTACCACCCATGAGTTCTACGGTCGTGCCGTTTGCATGAGTTCCAATACCGGTACCCATTTGAGCTCTTAATACTCTTACATTATTAGTTGCCCCAACACCGATATCCTGAATGATCATCAATTCATCGTTGATCTTAATCACATCATTGGCTTTAAATGAGGATATACCACTAATAGTGAATTCAACATCGAATATAACCTCTTGTGAAAGAGTGGTTGACACGTCAACTTCAGTCACAGGTGCCTGAATCATGTTATCAATTGCAACCAATGCTCTTGCATTTTGATTGGTTGAGGTGAATTTATGGTTTGTTCCAATACCAATTGAGGTGATATCCAATGTTGTTGGTGGTGCTGCCAAAGCAGCAGCTGCATTTGTTGCTAACCCAACACTAACATCACTCAACTTAACTGCAAATACTGTCGTGGGTAATTTGTCAGTCGAAATACCAGAGATTGAGGTAGTAGCGATTCCAACAGCATTAGCAGTAGATGATGCAGAATTTTCGTAACTGTAGATTAATTTTTCACCAGTAACAAAGAAGTGGTTTGGAATGGTGATACTATTATTTGACACATTAACAACTGATGCACTGTTTCCAAGGAATTGTTTTTGGAAAATTGGATTATCGTCATGTGTCAGAGCAAATGCTCTCTTCTTATCATTTTCAGTTCCGGTATAGCCGCCAAACTTGGACCATAGAATGTTGTTATTCAGAGTCGATATTGAGTTAATACCAACAATATTATCGTAGTTCTTGAGTCCAATACCAAACGCTCTTACTTCAACATTGATACTTGCATTTGGAGTATATACAAGATTAGTTGTATTACTGGTTTTAGTAACACCAACTGTTCCAAGACCCACATTAGTTTTAACATCGCCATACTTGACGATCATGAAATTATCAGAATCTAGGACATTACATTCAAACATCTCATACTCATTATTTGTTGTGTCATGAACAGTTACAACAAAGTACTCAGTTGCGAATGGATTATCATAAGTGGCAATCAAATTAGCAGTGGGTGATCCTGAAGATGCAATTGACTTATAATATGATGATAGGTTGGTAACCTCCATACTGACGGTTCCAACACCAGACGTACCAGCATTTGTAAGGACAGCAGATACATTAGCAGTGACCGCTGTTCCTACTGTAGGTACAATACTAAAGACCAGATTAGAACCAGAGATTTCTGCCTTATATGTTCCGAATGCATCTGGACCGGTCATTCCAGAATTATTTGTAATATCACCGTACTGCAGCATCTCTACGTTTGTACCATCATGCAGAAGACTGAACTCAGACATGAAGTAATTATTGTGAATGTCTTGAAGTTGAACAAGAAGTTTTGCTGATCTTTCAGATGTTGGAATCGTGAGAAGTGTTGTTTCCGTACCGAGGGGTACAAATACAGAAGATGATGCAATAGATACCAAATCACCAATCGCTGTAGATCCAATCCCAGTTACATTGTCAAGTCCACTGAATTGGAAAGTAGAAACATCGTAGTTGTTAAATTCAAAGAGATTTGGTGTAAATGTAAGGCCCCACTCACTTGTTCCGATACTTGTGTGACCAAAGAATCCAAGAGGAGTACCAGTATCAAGAGTTGAATATTGACTTGCATATCCATCGTTCTTATCTTGAATGATGGAAACAATAGCGGATTGCTTTCTATTCCTAAGTTCCTTATCTTGTACCAGGGTAAAGATCTTATTGTATGTGAAAGAATCATCATAAGTAGTGACTACTGAGAAATTAGTCGATCTGGGATTACTATTGAATGAAGAACTAAAATCATCAATTTTTAGAACTCTGTTTCCTTGGGATTCAAAATAATCAATAAGAATTCTATTTTCAAATACTACTTGATCTGAAACAACTTTATTATTACCAATGTCAATAGTTCTCTCAGAGGCAAGATCGTAGTCTGGGAAACAATTGAGTTTTTCTTCACCAATAAGATCAATGACAGTTGAAATTTCAGTTTCAATAGCTGATACAATACCAACGGCATTATTATCAATTAAAAGATCAGCAAATTTCTGGAATCCTGCAACATGGTTGAGGGAACTTACTGGATCATCCCATGTATTATAGTCAATTCTAGATTTCAGTGAATATGAGAAGTTTTGATAATACTCATTATTAGGGAGAACCTGAAGATTATCATTTAGTACTCCTGAATTATCTTGCCACCCAGCATTGAAGGTCGCACCAACACCGATTTGGATTGTTGAGTTAAAATCAATAAAGGAATTGATACGAGCCTCAGTACCTGTTGTCTCAGATCTAATAATTGATCCGACTTCAAAATCATCCTCAGAGGTGATAAACAAAAATCCACTGACACCATCATATCTCTCAACGATACCAACACCACTATCATTTGAAACTACTTCACCTGCAACAAAGTCTCTAGTCGAAATCTTCGTAGTAAAAGTCGGGAAGAATGTCTTAGGAGTCACTGAACCTGCAACAAGGTTTGTTGTGGTTCCGGGGAATTCTCCAGTTTCAAGAAGGTTCGTGAGATCGTATTCAATAAATGAACCACTACCTCCTAGATTACTATCAAGATTGGTTACCTCAAATAGTGTATAATCGTAATCTTCAGAGTTGTAACCCTTACCCGCTGTTCCAAAACCAACAGCAATATTTTCTACAAGAACTGCCTCACCAACCTTGAATGGCCAATCCTTAGCTTCACTGAAGATATTTGAGAAGAATAGACGAACAATTTTAGTTGTAGAATTATAAGTAATCGAACTAATACTAAATCCATTAGTATTATTGACCGGAATAATCTCAGGAGAAACATTATTAAGTGAATTAGTGTTTCTATTGATGGTTACTGTATTATCATTCAAATCATAACTAAGATCTAAGTCTGTAATCTGCTTTTCAGTAAATCCATCAATAACAACAAGATCGGGTGCCTGACTATAATTGACACCACCAGATGAAATTCCAATAAATTCAAAACTGCCAAGTGGGTCAAGTTCTAAGACTAAAGGTAGATTTCCGACAGCATTAAGTGTTTTATCAGAGTGGTAACCAAAACCAATATTATTAATCTTAGTTGAAATGATATTACCAATTGAAGTACTGCCTGGCTTAAGAAGAGCGCCAGATCCAGTTGCACTAGTGATAGAAGTAAATCCAGGAAGTGATTTATAACCAATACCATTATTATCAGAGGAAACTCTGTTAATAGGACCTATTGCTGTCAATGATGATGTGTTATATGTGATCCTGGAATTTGTTGATCCATAAGATACAATAGTATCATAATCAAAAGGAATATTATAATCAAATGTGTCTGATGTAACACCTACGACGTTAAAAGAACCATCAAATTTGTTTGAAACCAAATTCAATGTATTATTTTCAGGTACCGTATTATCTTCAAAAATTTGTTTCTTCACATCTGGAAGAAGATCGATATTATCTGGTTCTAATCCGTAGAAGAGAACTGAAGGAATCTTATCACTCACTGTTAGGGTCAGTGAAGCATTGGTATCAACACCAATCACACCATTTTTAGTGACTTCAAACGTTGAATTGGTTTTAGTGGTATAAAACTCATTTATTTTTTGTGGGTCCGCATACAGGAACATGTCAAATGCGGATGTTTGAATACCACTATTGTTAAATGCCAGAGAAGAGTCTGATAAATCAAATTTGATAATTTGATTCTTCTGAATTTCGACCTGTGGGTTGATACGGGCCAAAGTAGCAGTGTTGGCACTACCTACATTAACAAATGTAGGATTCTCACTATTAAGTTCGCTCTTATTCCTAACCAGTTTAATAACATCATTCTTAAGATTATACACAAAGTACATATCAGATGATGTCATGTTGACAGATGGATTATCTGACGTATAGATGACCTTATCACCTGTAAAATACTTATTTGTAGGAACATTGAAAGTATTGGCAATTGTATTGATGCCGGTTGCATCTACTACATCAGGATCAAATACAATTCTTCTATTAAAATCATCATACTTGACTTTAATAGTATGTGTTGTTGTTGGATTGACATCAATCGTAATTCTATCACCACGATTAATTCCATGTGTCTGTGCGGTGGCTACAGTAACGACATTTTGTGACACTCTACCTGTCAACACACTGGGGATATTGGTATTGAAACTATGATAGCTACCAACACCTGTTGCATTACTAAAATACAACAATCCACCAGCATTTGAATCAATACCGACGAATACACCATTGGAATTAATACCAACCCTCTGTGTTGCTATTCCAATTATATTGTCTGATAGTGGTACAGCAAATACATTTCTGGTTTCAGTAAGATCATATTTTGGTGTATTTTCTACTCCACTCCAAACTTCAATAGAAGTTCCACTATTGGGGAAATACTTCATTGGAGTATTAAGTGCCAACTTATGATTGGGAATGTAAATCTGTTGTTGACCCAGATTCAACATCGTCAATCCAATACCAGGATTGGAGAATGTGACTGTAGTAATACCAGAGAACATTACCACATCGGCTGTACCGACACCTACAGCCTCATCAGGTTTAAAGTAGAATTGTCTATTAATCTTAAACAATCTATTGGTAGTGATACCGGTAGATGTAAATTTAATTTTTCTAGGATCATCTCTTACTACAATACCTGCAGAGTGTGCTACACCAAGAGTTCCGTCAACTCCTCTTAGAACTCTGATTCTTCCAGAATCCTTATCAATATTAAGAACCTTTAGTTTTTCATTCTCAATTCTGAGAATATCATTGGCTCTGATAACTTGTTCATCAAGAGTACCAGAAACATAGATGTATGTCTGAATACCCGTAACAGCTTGTGTTTGAATACCTACAGAAACATACCACCTCTCACTCGATACTCCAACTGTGTATGCTCCGTCAAATCCCTTATAGTATTCTGAGAGATTATCGATAAAGACAGTATCTCTGGGGAGGAAGTTGTGAGGTGCTGACGTAAATCCAATAAAGTTATTAGGATTATTGCCACTTCCAAATTCAACGTTTTCAATAAAGGTAGTTGCAAGTGAGACATTATTAACTGACTTACCTTTAAGTTCAGAAACCTTGTATCTTACATTTCTTCCAAATGTTCCTTCTGAATTAAATACAACTCTATCATTTACGGCGTAATCAGTTCCTGGATCAAGAACTTCCACAGAATCAACAGAACCAGTTGTTGTTGCAGTAACATCGATTGATTGGTTTCTCTCCAAATCTGAGTTATAAATGTAATCGTAACCAGCATCCCCACCAGTGGTATAATAGAACTTGGTATTTCTAAACCATGAATCACCAACTACATCATATTCTCTCTGATTAGACGCAGATTTAAAGTTGAATGGATTTGGGACGGATTTATATTCATTACCAATCACATAAGGGAATACTGGTCTTCTAAATTTGTTGAATGGACCTGATGCATCGATATTATCAGAGATAGTGCAGAAATATGCATAAACTCCATTAGGGAAGTCAGGTGTAACACAGAATCTACCATTTGATTCATCGAGATCACCGTCACCAGTAAAAATATAATCATTGACAAAGAATCCATTGGGGAATGTAGTGTAATCTGGTCTGTTAATGGCAGTTGTGACAAGTTTATAACCACTTTCCATTCTACGAATACTACCACTTCCGTCAATATTGCCGAATCCATATGGTCCGTAAATTGGGTTTCCATCATAAGCCCAACCTAAGATTGGTGAGTGGAATGAATTGTCAATTTCTTCATTATTAGTGTTTAAAGTAATATCAAAGAATCCATATTTGACATTATTCTTTCCAAAACCACTTAAAGTATTAGAATTTCTTCTAAGTGGACGTTGAGCATACAGAGAACTGAATTGAAGAGATTTACCATCAATATTTTCCGTGATCAGACAATCATCCTCAAGAATATTTGCAAATTTTCTCTCAAATAGATTGACGTTCCATGCTTTAATGTTTGCAATGACTCTTGCATTTTTACCAGCAGGAATAACATTGATTGTTACTTTACCTGATTCGTAACCTGCACCACCCTTCCTCACAATGACGTTAGAAATTTCGTTATTTTCAACTTGTGCAATCAGAACTGCAAATTTACCGGTCTCACTTATTACCTCAAGTGTAGGTGGTGCATTGAAATTAGCTCCTCCCTGATTTACGATGACTTCCGAAATTTGACCATTATTGATGATAGGTGTCAATATGGCATCTCTACCAGAATTAAATGAAATTTCAGGCTGTCTCTGGAAATCAAGAATTTCGGAAGATCCATAACCAACTCCACCATTAGTAAGATCGATTGACTCAATACTACCTCTGAAAATAGGTTGAACTTCTGCTCCGTAAAGAAAAATATTTCCAATGAATGGATCATCACTGATCAACCAGTTGGCATCTGTACTAACAAGTACGAAATATGGATCTGTAAGTTCTGCTTCAGTATCAGTCCATGCAAGTGTTTTTTGTGGTGTTATAATATCCTCTTCAATCGGTGATTCAATAATATAAAGCTCTTGGAAATCTTCAACAAAACTCTCATCAAATACTGCAGCAGCACCCTGAATCAATACAGTGATTGGTGGATAGTTAAAAGATCCTCTTCCCACATTTCTTAAGTCAACACAGATGTTATTATCAAAGAAGAAATCTTTATCAACACCACCAGTACCAATCTCTGCCAACTTAAAGGCATCTTCATTTACTTTTACAACATAATAATTCTTATCTTCTGCAAGACCTGAGATAGCAGGTGTTCCTGCCTTGTATCTAACAATATCTTTATTGTTATAACCATGGTTTGCAATCTCTACTCTATCATTGGATGTATTTACACCCACAGTAGGAATTGTTCTTTGCTTGTTTTCGTATCCTACACCAGGATTAGTGACAACAATTGAAGAAACAACTTGCTTGAGATCTTCAGAAACAAAGTATTGATTACCATTACCAAATGCAGTCAAACCAACTGTATTAATACCAATAAATGCTTCACTTCTGGAATTATGAAGTTGAATGGAAGTTTGACCGGTAACATTTACATAATACTTACTACCTGTCGTTAATCCCGCAACAACTTTTGAGCCCCTTGGTTGGTAAATAATACCCTCACCATCAACAAATTTATGATCTTCTTTAAAAATGATATCATTTGTGAGTAGATTTACAGCATCGGGAGAATTAGCAATAAATGTATTTTCATGTTTGATAGAAATCATTCTTGCTGCAGCTGCGGCACCTACACCATTACCTCCCGATATAGTAATCAAGGGGGGTTTAATGTATCCCATACCAGTGTCAGTTACCTCAAGTCTTTCCAGAGAACCTTTGACATTAGTAATACCTGTTGCACCAGTTCCTACCTCATCCTTAATTGATAGAATAGGAGGAGCGATGATATCATAATCAGAACCAACAGCTGTCATTGTTAGTCTCTGAATATCTCCAAAGAAGACATTATTTCCAGATTTGTAATTTACAAGTTCAACACCGTTGATGAAAATTCCGGTGCTTCCAGGTTCTGTCTCGTATGTTTTCTTTCTAACTACAGGCGTGGTAATTTTTCTGAATAGACCCTGTGGTTCAATATTCTTTTTGTAACTTTCAAGAAGAGTTACAGATGCATCTACAACAGATCCATTAAATGAAAGGAACGTTCCTCTTGCCAAATCTGCTTTACTTCTTGCAAATCTTATACGGCTCTCGTCAACCCTACCTACAAAGTAATTACCAGAGGCGATTTCTTGAAAACCATTACCTTTTGATTCAAAATAAACCGTGTCACCGGTATAGAAACCATGATCAGGTAGACTTGTGGGGTTTGTTGGAAGTGTTAATACATTGGTGCTTAACAATGAGGCAGAGAAGGTTATCTTATTGTCATATGAATTAGTAATAACTCCATCGAAATTAGGGATCGAGTTTGAAGCCACAAGAACATCACCATTAAATTTGGCATAGATATTCTGAGTATTGGCCACAAAATTGGAGATATATGGATATCTTGTAGATTCTCCTTTGAGTAGTTGATTTTCAATAAAGAAAACACCACTTAGGGGAATTGCTTGATTATATTGAATGGTAACATTATTAGCAGAATTTACACTTGTTACCTCACCCAAGATAGAGACAGTGCTATCAAAATTTTCATATCTTACTGAATACCCTTCTCTTAGTAAACTATCTTTGAAAAACTCATGTTGATATGTAAAATTGTTTACATCAACTACCGTAGTTTCTTTAATTTTAAACTTCGATTTAACATTAGATAACCAATTATTAGACTTTTTACCTTCTGACTCAAGACCCAATGACTTGATTTGAATCGTATCTTCTTTTTTGAAGAAAAATGTGGGTTGATCTTCTTTAAAGTCCTTTAGAGTGGAAGTAAATCTGACTCTAATTTCTTCAGACGTAGAAATACCAACGTACGCGAAAGAATACGAATCAAATTTTACATCAGTTTTCTTGGGAAGTGTATCAAGTACATTACAATTAAAGAATTGATTAGAAGTCTTACCACTATAAGCAATACTAACTTCTTCTCCATCTACATTATCAACTACAATATTGCCAAATTCTGGGAAGTCAATAGTAGAATCAACATTAATAACAGTGGCACCAACACTTACATTTTCAAGAAGTTTAGTAAGTGGGTTTGGTTTGAACTCACCAAAGATAGAGCCAGATATATCAGAGTCTTTTGTGAATACACCATCAATACTAATTTGATAATATTGGAATTTATCGTAAGGGATTATTTGAACATTAGTGACAGAACCTCGGGCTCCAGTCTCTTTTTGGAAGATGGTGAGATTTTTGAGTTTAAGTGGATCACCCTGTAATTGTTCAACAACAAATTCTTGAGTTACCTTATAGTCAGCATTAGAAGGAGTTAAGAGAAACTGTGAAGGTCTGATGATATCTACATCTTCACCATACAATGCTCTGAACAAAATCTCATATGATTGATCCGTTCCTTTTGAAGTATAGAAACTGTCAGAGTTAAAAATAAAGTTTCTTGCGTCAAGACCCTTAGAAAAACTCCTGTCTTGGAAACCTGGAGTAAATTGAGTCTTAAGTTTAGTAAAAAACTGTTGAAGGAACAGGATATTAAGGTTTTGAACTTTAGTTCCTGTAGTATGCTCATCTACCTCTGACTG